AAGGTCGCGGCATGATCGCCCTCATCCTCGCCGGTTGTGTCATGGCTGGCGTGTTCATCCGCTGGGCAGTAGTAGAGGACCGCAAACCATGACCGTCCAAGCAGGCATCGAAGTTGAGACAGACCTTGGGCTACTGGTCGGGGAAATGCCAGCCATCCCATGCGAACACTCACAGCACCAGACCCACCGCCACCACGGCGACCAACCAGCCAGTCATTACGTACGAGGCTTCTGCATTTGCTACGGGTGGACTGAGGCTTACGCCGCCTGCCCGCGATTTGTCGCATGGATCCAGAGCGACGCGCCCAACAGGTGCCCCGAATGCAGAGCCACCTCAACAGCCACTCAGATGTTCCAAGTCTTGAGCCCGATTGGGAGCACGTCGAAATGACCTCCCACCCAGACCCGCACCACAGAGCCACCCGTTAGGAGCACACCATGTCCCTGGAACTCACCGCCCACAAGGACGCACTGTCCTTCTCCCCCATCGTCAACCCCGCCGATGATGTGGTCACCTACAGTGCGCAGGTCATCACGCACCACCGCGCACCGGAACTGTACGAAATGATCTTCAACACCACAGACCTCCCCGAGATGCGCAAACCGCGCCGGCTGCGGATCGTCCCATGACCCGCACACCTGACCCACTCGACCCCGACGAGGCGTGGGCCACCCCGGACACCTTCACCCAATGTGCGAATCCTGGCTGCTCCTGCCAGCCGCAAGCCGAGCCTGTGGATAAGGCGGACATCGAATGAGCTACCCAGACGAGTTTGACCGGATCCACAAAGCACTGGTCAAGGACGCGCAACAACACCCGGTCTATCGAGACAACACCGAATCGGCAATTTACGGCTACAGCGAAGGCGTCGAACACGCACTAGACACCATGCGTATCAAGGGCTACCGCCTCCCAGACAGCCCCGAGCAGCACGAACGGGAACAACTCGCCCAAGCACTCCAAGCAACCATCCAATCCCTCAACCTCAACAAGGACACCCAATGAGCACAATCACCGGCATCCCTATCAAGCCGCTCAAGCCTGGATCCCCCGAATGGCTCAAAACCATTTCCGCTTCCAAAGTCCCGTCCATCCTCCGGGTCAGCCCGTTCCAGTCTCGCTTCACTCTCTGGCAGACCATGGCCGGGAACATCCCCCAATGGGAAGGCAACAAAACCACAGAACGCGGAACCTACCTCGAAGCCTCGGTTATTGGCTGGTTCGCGGACCAGCACAAGGATTTTGGGCAGCTCCACACTGACACGAAGCTCGGTTACCGGGCCGGGTACTCGTTCGCGCACCCTGACCACGCGGACTGGACCGCCGCGCCTGACGCCGTGTTCGTGACAGATGATGGCGAACACGTGGGCATCGAAGCCAAAACCTCCCAATACTCAGACGGATGGGGCGAACCGGGAACCGCGGAGATTCCGCCCTACTACTTTGCGCAAGCCGTCTGGCAGATGATCGTCACCGGGTTCCGCAAGGTCTACATTCCCGTGCTGTTCGGTCAGCCGTTCGAGTTCCGCGAATACGTCATCGAATGGGCTGACGTGGAAGCTGACGTGCCCGCGATCATCGCCGAGGTCATCGCCTATCAAGTGTCACTTGAGGACAATAACCCGCCCATGACTGACGGGGACATGTCCACCTACGAAACCGTCAGGGCACTCCACCCATCAATCGAGCCCACCGAAACGGCACTCCCTGACAACCTCGCGTACCGGTACCTCATCAACAAGCAAGCAGCAGCGGACGCAGCAGCCCTCGAACAACACGCCAAGACAGACATCGCCAACTACATGGGCAACGCGAAGAAAGCCACCTGGAACGGCGCAACAATCTTCACCCGCCAATCCAAAGGCGGCGGCACCCCTTACCTCGTAGTAGGCAGAGCACTCCCAACCATCAACCAAGAACAGGACAAAGCAGCATGAGCGAAATAGTCAGGGTCGAAGGCAACACCCTCACCACAAAGATGCAGTACGCGCAAGCGATGGCAGGATCATCCCTACTCCCAGGAGACTACCGGGGGAAGCCGGCGAACCTCCTGTTCGCCCTCGAATACGCGGACGCTCTAGGCGTCTCCCCCATCCACGCCATCACATCCATCCACGTCATCAGCGGCAAACCCTCCGCATCCGCTGACCTCATCGCCTCGCTTGTCCGTCGCGCCGGTCACAAGCTCCGCATCACCGGCGATGGAACACGCGCCGTTGCCCAGATCATCCGAGCCGATGATCCTGACTTCACCTACGAAGCTGTCTGGGACAAAGACAAGGCGCAGAAGGCCGGGCTCTGGGGAACCGGGAACTGGGCCAAATACCCCGCCGCTATGCTGCGGTCTCGCGCCATCACAGAGGTTGCCCGCATGGGCGCATCTGACGCCCTGTTTGGGGTCATCTACACCCCCGAGGAACTTGGCGCGACTGTTGACGCTGATGGTGCGCTGCTCGACCTTCCCGAGCAGCCCGAGTTGACACACCAGCCTGCCCCGGAGCAGCAGCCCCAGCAGGCCGCTCCCAAGGCAGGACGCCGGAAGCCGCCGACACTCGCCCAGGCCATGGCGAAGAACGCCGAACCCGCACCCGACCCCGTGCCCATGGAAGACCTTGGGGAAAAGCGTGACTTCCTCGCCGAAGCTGAACTCGCGAACGGCGACGAACAACTACTCAGGGCCTTGTGGGATGCAGCAGCCGCAGCAGGCGAACCACAAGCGCACCTTGACACCATTCGGGCCATGGTCGTCCCCGCACCCGCCGAACCTGATGCAGCCTAACCGCTGCGCCTGCTCAAAGGTCAAGTCCTCATCCATGCCAGCAGCCCGCCTACTCCACGCCCGCATATGGGCGAACGAAGGCGGCGAACCAGTCCGCTACTACCGATGCGCCCACGGGTACTGGCATTGGACCAGAAGCCCACTCCGAAACAAGAAAGTCTCATGAAGACCATCACCGTATATACGACACCCGCTTGCAGCCAATGCAACATGACCAAACGTTGGCTCGAATCCCGCAACATTCCCTACACGGTCGTGGACGCCACCGCGGACGACAACGTAGCCGACTCCATCAGGTCACTCGCAGCGTCAGACGGCAACACCGGGAAAGTCCAGATGCCATACGTGCAATACAGCACCGGAAACCCGGAAACAGATTTTTACTGGTTCGGGTTCATCCCCGCCAACCTCGAAAAATACGCAACCACCATCACCCAGGAAGCAGCCTAATCACCATGGCGAACGAAACAACCATCACCGTAATCGGCAACCTCACCAACGACCCTGAGCTTAGGTTCACACCTTCTGGAAGTGCGGTGGCTAACTTCACCATCGCATCCACCCCGCAAACATTCGACAAAACCCAACAGAAGTTCGTAGACGGCGAAACCCTGTTCCTCCGCGCTTCCGTCTGGCGCGAAGCTGCCGAGAACGTGGCCGAGTCCCTGACCAAGGGCATGCGCGTCATCGTTTCCGGCCGCCTGAAGTCCCGGTCCTACGAGACCAAGGAAGGCGAGAAGCGAACCGTCATCGAACTGGAAGTCGATGAGATCGGCCCGAGCCTCCGGTATGCAAACGCCAAGGTCAACCGCACCCAACGGAGCGGCAACGGGGGCGGGTTCAGCAGCGTGCCAACCTCCACGGACAACTTCGGCGCCGCCGCCCCGCAGGCCGACCCGTGGGGGGCGCCCGCAGCAACCAATCACGTCGGATGGGGCAGCGGCCCTAGCGGAGAGCCCAGCTTCTAAACCAAACCAGCGGGCGTCGGCCACATGCCGGCGCCCGCACCCACCCCGGAGCCCACACAATGACACCCATCGAAGAAGCCCGCCAACGCCTAGCAGCAGCAACCCAAGAAGCACAACACCTAATGGTCACGCACATCCAAGAACTCACACTCGAAGGCAAAACCATCGAGCAAATCGTCCAAACCCTCGGAGTCTCAACCCGGCAAGTCTGGAAAGCCCGCCAACGCCTGGACACCACAAGCCCCAACAACCCAACACCCAAAGTAGACCCACAGAAACTCCGCGAACTCATCGCGGCAGGCAAGACCCGCCCCGAACTCGCCGCATACTTCGGCTGCACACTCGACTCCATCAGCAGAGCACGCAAACGGGCCGGCCTACCACCAGACACCCGACACCATGGGCGACCCGCCACCATCAACCGCGACGAAGTCAGACGGCTCACCGAAGCAGGCCACACAGCCGCGCAAATCGCGGAAACTCTCAAATGCTCCAAGCAAGGCGTCGAACGCGTCAGGCACGAACTCGGCATCAAAGGCAAGTACCAACAACTCCCACCAGAAAAACGCGAACGCATCGAAGCGGCCATACGCGACGGCTGGTCCCAAGCAGAGATCCGACGCACCCTCAACGTTGACGCGGAAACCATGCGCCGCCACTACCCAGACGCCAAATGGGGTCCAGAACAAATAGCCGACTACGTCCGCACCCTCCGAACCGCCGCCCGATTCAACTGGGGCCACCACAAACCAGAGGCAAACGCAGCATGAAACACCCACACGGAACAGACAACTGCTACACCCACAACCGCTGCCGGCAACCCGAATGCCGAGAAGCCCACAACAAAGCAGCCCGTGACCGCCGCCGCCAACAAGCCTACGGACGCTACACCAAAAACAAACGCCCCACCCTCAAAGCCCTCAACCACATCAACAAACTCCGCGCTGACGGCATCACCCTCAAACAAATCCACGAACAAACCGGCGTTGCCATGGTCACCCTCGGACGTATCACCCTCGGCCAAACCACCCGCGTCCAAGCCGCCACCGAAACCCGCATCCTCAGCTACAAACCAACACCAGAACAAGCCAGCCCACACGCCACCACTGACGCCACAGGTACACGCCGCCGCCTCCAAGCCCTCCAATACAACGGATGGGGCCAAGACGCACTCGCCAAAAAGCTAGGCAGCCGACGATGCCACGTGTGGAAACTCAGCCACGAACGCCTAAACGTCACTGTCAAGCTCGCCAGGCGCGTCCAGGATCTGTACGACGAACTCTGGAACCAATACCCAGAACCAAGCAAAGGCAGCAACCTCGCCCGCACCATCGCCCGCCGTAACGGATGGCTCCCGCCCCTCGCATGGGACGAAGACAACATCGACAACCCCAACCACCACGGCTACCCAAAGGACATCGCAGCATGAGAGCAGGAGAGCTTTGCGCAGGCTACGGCGGGCTAGCCCTGGCCGTAGAAGAAGTATTCGGGGCCAAAACAGCGTGGTTCAGCGAATTCGATCCAGCACCATCCAAGATCCTCGCCCACCACTGGCCTGACATACCAAACCACGGCGACATGACCAAAATCGACTGGGCGGCAATCGAACCTGTAGACATCATCAGCGGCGGAACACCATGCCAAGACATCTCTGGCGCTGGCAAGCGCAAGGGGATGGTAGATGGAACCCGTTCCAATCTGTGGGTTCACATGCGCGAGGCAATTGCCTCGCAGCGACCGAAATTTGTTATCTGGGAAAACGTGAGAGGGGCATTTAGTGCCGAAGCTAGTTGCGATTTGGAACAGTGCGAGGGATGTGTGGGAGACCCCAGCGACGGAAGGGTTTTTCTGCGAGCACTTGGACGTGTACTCGGAGACCTTTCCGACCTCGGGTATGACGCTCGATGGGAAACTATTCGGGCTGCCGACATCGGCGCCCCCCACGGGCGATCGAGGGTCTTCATCCTTGCTGCCAACTCCGAACTCTTACGAGGGTCAAAGGGGCGGCACTCAACACCCGGACAAGAAGCGCTCCGGGGGGCATCAAGTGAACCTTTCGGACGTGGCCGAACACCTACTCTTGCCCACGCCAGCCGCCTCGGACTGGAAACGCGACGACTACCCAGCCGACCGTCTACGCAAGAGTCCGAACATAACAACAGTGTCGGCGTATTTCGAGAATATTCCGCTGCCGTCACTCGATGGGAACAACTGACGCGACCTGCTCCCAAGCCAACAGTTCTTAGGCCTGGAGGGAAGCGCCCAACCCTGAACATCCCCTTCGTGGAATGGATGATGGGTCTGCCTGATGGCTGGGTTACAGATCCTGACTTAAAGCTCACGCGAGGTGACCAGCTTAAAGCGCTCGGCAACGGCGTAGTCCCGCAGCAAGCAGCCGCAGCCCTCCGGGACATGCTTGGCGCTTTCCAGCAGCAATGGAGGCTGGCGGCATGACCTACGCCTCGGACGCTGAGCGCCGGCAGGAACGTAAAGCCGCGGACCAGGAACGCAAACAAACCATGCGGGAACAACGCGAACAAACAGCACAAAGGAGGCGCCCACGTGAGAATCCGAAGCACTAAGCCCGAGTTCTGGAAATCGAGGCGCATCGCGTCCGTTTCCTGGGATGCACGCCTTGTCTTGAAGGGCCTCGAATCCTATGTGGACGATAACGGCGTGGGCGTCGATGACATTGAGCTCATCGTCACCGACGTATTCCCTCGCGACATGTTCGCGAACCCTCGCGAGACTGTCGCGAGGGTGTCCGAAGCCATTACCGAGCTATTCCAAGCCGGTTTAGTGCACCGATACGAGGGCAACGGAGACAAGTTGTTGTACATCTCCTGGTGGGAGTCCATCCAACGCATCGACAAGGCCGGAAAGGGCAGAAATCCGCGTCCTGACGGGACTTTCGACTACAAAGAATCCGAAATTCGCGAGAGTGTCGCGAGCCCTCCCGTAACCCTCGCGCCTGTAACAGGGGAACAGGGGAACAGAGGAACAGAGGAACAGAGGCAAGAAAAGCCTTGTCCGACTTCGCCGGACGAGTTCATCGACTGGTACCTCGAATACCCCCGCAAAGAATCCAAAGCCGCCGCCGAACGCGCATACACCAAAGCCCGCAAAACAGCCACCGCCGAACAACTCATCGCCGGCGCCATCCGATACGCACAAGACCCCAACCGTGAACCCCAATACACCAAACTCCCAGCCACATGGCTCAACTCCGGATGCTGGGAAGACGGACCACTCCCACCACGCGGCAACGGACAAACCACCCACGCCCAACGAGTAGACGCAGCATCACAACGAATGCTCCAACAACTCCAAGCCAACGACACCCAACCCTTCATGATCGAACAGTGAGGCCCCATGGAACCCCAAGAAACAGTTGACTTCACCAACTGGCTCGCCAAGGCAGACCCCAGGGTGATGTACGAAGAAAGCGCCAACGAAATCTGGCACCACGCACTCAGGAAAATCCCGGCACGGGCAGCGAAAGCAGCAGTCATGGAACACATCCGCCTGTACTCGACCGCGCCGAAGCCCTCCGACATTGCAACACGGGCCAAGCAGCTCATGTCATCGTTCGCAGCTAAACAACGCGCACTCACGGCAGCGCCAGCCGAACCCACGGACGAACTGCCCCTGCGGAAGCGTGACCCCGAGCTCTGGGAACAACTCATCGAACAAGGCCGACAAGAAGCCGCAAAAGCCAAGAAAGAACGTGCAGCATGAAAAGCCCTGAGAAAACGTTTATGGAGGCGTTGGGAAACGCGTGGGCGTCCAACCTTGCATGGCGCGCCCACGAGGCCGGGAGAACGGCGTCCACGGCTTGTGAGGGGGTTTTCTGTGGTTAGGTCACGGTCTAGTGCGAGGGCGGCTGGGTCGAGGCATGAGCGTTCGGTGGCGGATTATTTGCGGGCGCATGTGAGTCGGTTCATTGATCGTCAGCCGAAGTATGGGGCTAAGGATCGTGGTGATATCGGGAATGTTGAGACGTTCAACAACCTTCCGGTGGCTGTTGAGGTGAAGGATTATGGTGGCCGTTTTTTGGTGGGTGCTTGGTTGACTGAGGTTGAGGTTGAGCGGCTGAATTTGCCTGACGCTATCGCTGGTGTGGTGGTGGCTAAGCGTCGTGGGACGACGGATCCTGGCCGGCAGGTTGTGTTTATGACGGTGGATGATTTGGTTGCGCTTTTGAGTGGGAAACGTCCGGGTAAATCTTCCTGATTTGTTGCATGTTTTTGCGGGTTTTGGTGTAGACTGGGTTGTGTTAGGCGGGGGGATGAGCAACCCCGCCCCAACCAGAACCGAGACGCAAATGAGCCCAACACTTACTCACCTTTGGGAAATTGATCACCCGTACTACTGCAGCGAAGGAAGCTACTGGGTTCCCGGTACACGCTTCCACGAAGTACACCAAGAGTTCAGCAATTGGGCAGGTTTCCTTGACGAATGGGGCGACGCTGACGATGACTACAACCTGCTGTTCCGCTGGGACTGGAAGCGCGCCAACCCGGACGACTACAAGTGCGAGCTTGAAGAAGACCCGAACTACGAACTGCCGGCTGACCACCTCCAATTTTTCTACATGATGCAGCGCAAGGCGCGGAACATGTCCGTCTTTGTCCACGTGACCGAGGATGACGAACCATCTGTTCGCGAGTTCCTGGCCAAGAAGGCTGAGCACATGCGGAAACTTTGGGAGCCTCTGTTGGGCGCCGAAGCATGAGTACCAAACGCGCCCTAGCGACCCTCGCCGCCGCCAGTCTTCTCACCCTCAGCCTCGCCGCCACCCAACCGGCGCAACCAGCCGAAGCCGCCATGTACACGTCCTGTTACACCGCCATGAACGGGTCACGCTGGTGCTACCGGTACGCATGCACGGCACGTGAAGAAATGTCCGGCTGCTACGAAGGCTGGGTCCGCATGAACGGCGTGTGGTACGCATGAGCACCGAACGCGCATTACGTGACGCACTGTTGGACGCGCTGGAAGCACCGGGAACCATCACCAAGGCAAGGCTTCGAAACCTCCTGATCGAACACCCCGAATCTGAGACAGTCGGCTACGTCATCGCTGACAAGGCCACTGGCTCCATTGATTGGGACGGCGAGGTGCACCCCACCTTTGAGGCGGCAATCGATTCCATGTGCGGCCAGCATCAGTCATACAGCCGCGAGAAGGACAACCTTGACAAGGACCACTGGAGCGTCACCTACGACATCCTTGCTGTGAAGGCGGCATCATGACCGCCTCTATCCCGGCCTTGTTGCAGCCCCTGAAAGACCGACTCGCCGCAGCCACACCCGGACCATGGGAGTGGATCGGCCCTAACCTCGAACGATGCTCGCCGGGATATGGCGATGTCCTTGAGGTGGAAGTCGAGTGCGGGAGTTACTGCTACGGCGGTAGTCCTCGAATGAATATCAGTGCGGGCAACAAAGCACTCTTGGAGAACGCCCCCACGGATCAGGCCAAGCTCATCGCAGCCATAGAAGCCGTGCTGGCCGTTTCCGAGACCCCGGACATCATCACGCGGCACCCCAAAGGTGACAAGACTTTCTACGTCGAGGCCCACCGTATCCGTGCCGCCCTCACCCAGGCGTTGGGAGGTGACACGGCATGAGCGCACGAGTGGAAGCCGCCGCGAAGGCGTGGGATAAGTTCTGGGGCGATCGCTACGGCGATGACGTGGTTGAAGAAATGGGCGACGAAATACAAGTAGCCCTTGCTGCCGCCGATCAGATCATGTTCAGTGAGGCCGCAATAGAACGAGCGGTCCTGTTCGCGCATACCGCCGGCGGCATGCCAGTTGCAAAGTGCAGGGAAGTTGTCCGCGCTGTTGTTGCGGCGTTGCGGGAGGAAACATGAGCAACCACCCGGAGCATCACAACCTCACCCACCTCTTCGAACTCATCGACGGCCTTGACGAAGGCACCCAGTGGTCGTTGGTCAGGGAACTCAAACTCACCGCACACACCATCGCAAAAGACCAGGAGCAAGCAATATGAGCGAACTGACACCACTCGCAATCGCGGCAGCTTTTGTCTTTTGGGGGTTCGCGTGGCGATGGGTTTTTAAGAAAAAGAGCCAAGAGCGAGCCGTCGGCCTCCAAGAATGGCGGCAGGACCTCGTTGACCAGCGGCTCAACCGTCAGAAGCGCGACGCTGTAGCTCGTATCGAGAGCATCAAGGAACAGCTCACCCCCGCATATCGATTGCGGTTGCAGCAGTCCTTGGCTCAATGGGAAGCGCATCTAGATTCCCTCGAAGACGATGGCGTGTACGCAATCGCGAAGGGTGGCGAGTGATGATCTCGCCCGCCCCTGACCCTCTGGCCTCCCTGCCCCCGCATTTGGCCCGGAAGCTCGCCAACCTCCCACCCCAACAACAACACCAAATCCTCCAAACGAAAGAAGCGAAATAGATGCGGGAAGCACTTGAGAAGCTAATTACCGACCTTGACGATGCCCGCGCTGACGGAACGGTCTACACGTACGGCATGGTCCAGCACCGCATCCGGGAAATCCTCGACCAGTGAAGCCCCAATGCCCGTCGTGCCGTCACTACCACGGCCAGGACCGGTGCACAGCAACCATCTACCCCAACGGACCAGCCAAACGATGCCACTGCCAACACACAACCAGGAGTCAATGAATGAGTGAACTGTTTGACAGGGACGGATACCCAACTGAGGCCGCTCTACTCCACCTTGAAACCTTCTACGGCTCCCCATCCGAACTGTTCGCCTACACGCAGGAACTCATGCGCAACGGATCAGCCCGCGTTGAGGACTCTAATGACACATGGGGCAGGCCGAGGAAGAAGATCACCCTCATCACAATGGGATGGTCAGGTTGTGAATCCGTCGTTGGCTCCCTCCACCAAACACTTTTTCACTTCGCATTTTGGGAGTCATCATTCCGGGGCGGGCTATTCATCTATGACGTTCCAGCGGGAATGTGGGAATCAGCAGCCAACTGGGGCGACCCGAATAGGAGCAGCAAATGACGGTTACTCAGCCTGAGTTGGAGAAGGCGTTGACGGTGTTGGATCAGGTGTTGGCGAACGTGAACCTCGGGCGCGGGAGCCTGACCGCAACGTACGGCCACAAGACCGGGGCAGGCAGTAGGGAGCACGCGCCGATCCCCGTCAACCTCGACCTCATCGACCGCAAAGTATCAGCCCACCGCTTCTTGATGGATCGGGCGCTCAGGGTCGCACTCGAAACCGACCACCCACTCACAGGCCGCGACCCACACAGCCTGACCAACTACCTGTTCGCCCGCGCACCCTGGATCGTAACCCAACACTGGGCAACCGAATTCCACCACACACTCACCAAACACGCGGACGGCCTCGACCAAGCACGCGACAAACAAGAACCCCGCGTATTCGCCGGCAGATGCGCCGAATGCGAAACCGATTTGTACGCGGTAAAAGGCCAACCCGAAGCCCGCTGCGAAACATGCGGGACCACCTACGAAGTCCTTGCGTGGCGGTCATTCGCGAAAACCATCTTCGGCAACTACGTCGGAACACCCGCCGACCTGTCCCGCAAACTCTCCACCCCCGAATACGGCATCGAAATATCAGCCGACCGGATCCGCAAATGGGGCACCGCACGCAACGACAACCCACCCAAACTCGAACGAGCAAACCCCGCCCACAACGAACAAGGCCAACCCATCCCACCCGCCTACCGACTCGACCACGTACTCAACCTCTACCAAGCCACACTCAAACAACCACTCGAAGGACGAACAGCATGAGAATCTACATAGCAGGGCCCATGACAGGCCTGCCCGAGTACAACTTCCCAGCCTTCGACAAAGCGGCGGCGATCCTCAGCGAGCAAGGTCATCAAGTATTCAACCCTGCCGAGAATGACCGCAACCATGGATTTGATGCGGCAGGACTCGAAGGGCACGAAGCTGAACGCCTGGGGTTCAGCTTGCGCAGGGCACTCAAACAGGACCTCTCGTGGATCTGCGACCATGCCGAAGCAGTCGCAGTCCTAGACGGCTGGCACAGGTCCAAGGGCGCACTGACCGAAACCGCGCTAGCCGTGGCGCTTGGGATTCCATTCGCACCCGTAGAGAAGTTCACCACCGAAGGAGTCCCAGCATGACCGAGGTCCGATCAGTTTCCAGTACGGGCGGCGAGAAAGGCACGAAGGATGAGCGGTATGACCTCATCCCCGTCGAAGCCCTAGCCGCTGTGGCCCGCCACTACGGCGTAGGGGCTAAGAAGTACGCGGCGCACAACTGGCGGAAGGGTTACGAGTGGTCCAAGTCCTACGCAGCCCTGCAACGCCACACGAACGCTTTCTGGTCCGGGGAAGACATCGACGAGGAAACAGGTTCGCCGCACATGGCCGCGGTTGCGTTCCACGCGTTGGCTTTGATTACGTTCATGGCTGAACAGCCGGCCTTTGACGACAGGTTCAAGCAGACTGACGCAACTTAGTGCAAGAAGTGTTGACAAGTTGCAGTGTTTTGTCCTAAGATGATTTTAGCCTGAAATATTCATACCTCGGAAACCCTCACACGCGTGGGGGTTTTCCCCGTTTCATGGGGGTTCACGATGGCCGCAGACCTAGACAAACCCTCACTCAACGCATCCCACCGTTGCGACGCGTGCGGCAGCAGAGCCTACGTGCGGGTCAACATCGAAACCGGGATCAATGAAGCCGGCTACGTAGACAACGGTGAACTGTTCTGGTGCCGTCATCACGCTAACGAGCACATGCCCGTGATCAAAGCCCGCTGCAACGTCCTCCACCTGTTGGACGAAACCCGCTTCCTGACCGAGCACATCCAACCCCCGGAAGCAACCGAACTGAACAACCTCAAGAAATGAGCAACCACATGGCCCGCAGGTTCACGTACGCTGACGTTCACAACTGGCGCGTAGTCAGCAACACCGGCAAGACCCTCAACTACCCGAACGATCACGACAGGGCAGGCAAGCCCATGAACGACTTCAAGGGCTTCGGTGACGCTTCACGCTTCACCGGCCCCAACGCGTACGCAGTGCGCGTCTAAAAGCCCCTGTGGGGCGGTGAACACCTTTCCCGCCGCTCATCGGATGTGGTGCATGCCCAGCGCTGCCGCCCCACAGGACACAACTTCCCGACCAGTACGGCTGAGGGAAGATCACCCCTGCACGCTTCGGCGGCAGGCCGCGGCGTCTGGTACCGAGACGCCTGCTATCGTCTCCCAGTCTCACAAGGGCTGGGGCAAGGCGTAAGAAGTCCCGGAAGCCTCTGATGCCCCTGAAAGGCCTCTCAAGCCGAACGGCGGTGAGCCATCACCGGAACCAAGGACGCTTGGTAAATGGCAAGTGGAGGTAGCTCAACTGGTAGAGCCCCCGTCTCCAAAACGGGAAGATGCAGGTTCGAATCCTGCCCGCTGCGCGAGGACAGCGAACCCCATCGATCAACTACATTGCACAGCGATGCGAGCTAGTACCTGTCCATCAAACTTACGTATTCGTAGCGGAACCACCACGAATACGAAACCCATGAGCAAAGGGAGCACCATGCACAAGACCCTCATCACAATCGCAACCGTGCTAGCGGTGCTCACCGTCGCTTCCCTGCTTGCCTGCATCTGGACCGAAGAAGAAAAGTTCGGCTGGACAGCGCTGATTCTTGGATTCGCTTCCATCTTCACGTTCATCGCAACGGTGGAGCTATGACCTGCAAATACGCCGCAGCAGCAGGCACCTCCCTCGCCACATGGGACACACTCCCCTCCCGCGAAGCCGCCACCCTCGCCGGCGTCGGCAAATCCACCGTCAACACTCACCGCGCCAACGCGTGCACTTGCAACGACACCAAAACCGAAGCCGCCTCGGGTGAATCCGAAACCCACAACGCAGACGGCACCGCATCATACGTCCGCTTCTCCGAACGCCCATGGGGCCACGACGACTACCGTGAGTTCATCCGCTCTACCGGGCAAGACCCAGACAAAGTCACCTTCTCCTGGGGGTGGACATCCAACGCCACCGGCACAGGGTTCTGGAACAAACTCAACAACGTCCGCCCCATCGCAGCTACGGCTGAGGCTGAGGACATTGACCTCCCCGCCCTGTACGCGGCAGCGCGGCACGTCAACCCAATCCACACCCACGTCAAGCGCCCCGAGAAGGCACGTGCGACGGTCATAGTGTGGGCTGACCCGCAGATCGGCAAGACTGGTTCCCGTGGCGGCACCGCAGAGCTCATCGAACGCTCAACCCTGATTCGTAAGAAGCTTGACGGGCTGCTTGCGGATCGTAACCCGGAGAAGATCCTCATCGCTGACGCTGGTGACGGGATTGAGGGTTTCGAGTCCGGTGGCAACCCTATGTTCACGAACGATTTGAGCCTGTCCGGGCAGTTGGACACGTACGGTACCGAGCTGTTCGAGTTCATCAACCTCGCACACCAGTTCGCGCCTGTCACTGTCGCGGGTATCCCCTCGAACCATGCCGCTTGGCGGTGCGGGAAGCAGAACCTTGGCAGGCCCGGTGATGACCTCGGCCTGTTCATGCACAAACAAGTCCAGCGGGTCACCGACGCGGCGAACATGGACGTGTCATGGGTCCGCTCAACCGAGTACGACGAGTCTGTTGCCGTGGACTTCTACGGCACCAAGGTCGGGCTCGTGCACGGCAACCAGTTCGGACCCGGCCAAGCAGTCACGTGGTGGCAGAAACAAGCGTTCGGAGCACAAGCAGCAGCAACAGCGGACGTGCTAGTCCACGGCCACTACCACTCATTCTCAGCCTCCGTGGCGGGCCGCAACCCCGCAACAGGGCGTCAACGCTACTGCCTCGGCGCACCCACCCTTGACAACGGTTCTGACTGGTTCCGGCAAGTACAAGGCCGCGACTCCGACCCTGGCCTCATGGTGTTCGACGTAACTGAGCAGGGTTTCGATTTGTCCTCGTTGACGATCCTGACGGCATGACCCGGCGTCGTTGGTTGGTGTTGTACCGGCCACGCCGCTGGATCCGCACATGGGGGTGAACGCATGGCCCGTACAGAACGCCGACACGGTTGGACCCGCTGCCCAAGCCTGAACTGCGCCTACTGCGTGCAGGGCGAAGCTAAGCGCCCGTTCCGTCGCAAGATACGCCGTCTCGGAAAGCGTGAAGCATCATGGCGATCGTACTGACACTCCACGCCGAGACAGCCGCACGCGGCGTCTGGTGCGACACCTGCCTGCTCCCCACAGCGGTCACCGTCAAGCTCTACACCCTCTGCGAACTGGGCGTCTTCCCACCCACCACACGTACACGGTGTACACGATGCAAGAAGGCCTCATGATCACAGGTCAGGTTGGTTTAGTCCGCAAATCCCGGCACCCCGTATCGCGCATCATCGAATGGGTCACCCGCTGCGACACCTCACACGTCATCATCGCCACCAGTGAAACCCAGTGCATCAGCGCCGAACCCGGTGGCACACGCCGCAGGTTGATAAGCGACTACCCACGCATCACATGGTCACAATACGTCCTCACCGACAAGCAAGCCCATCTGATCGCCGGTATCGCCGAGTACACCATCGGTGTCCGCTACGACTACCTCGCCTGTGCAGCCCACGCCATAGCGGCCATCACCCACATTGACACGCCCCCGAGGGTGCAGCGCTGGCTCGCGAACCGGGCACCCACAACATGCTCAGCTCTCGCCCAAACAGCCATCACCGCCGCAGGACTCAAAGCCCCCACGCCATGGCTACCCACACCCAAAGACTGGGCCTTGTTCTACGAAACCCGAGGGTGGAACCACACCTAAACCACCGCCGAGCGCATCCAGGAGGTGCCAGTTGGCGACCCAACGACAACCAGCACTCTCTGACACCGACAAAGCGTACATTCGCGAAGCTTACGGGCGCGGAGAATCCCACAGGGACATCGCAGCGCACCTCGACCGGCCCAAGTCCACGGTAGGGCGGTGGATGTCCCGCAACGGTATGCGGTACGACTCCACCAACCAGAAAGCCGCGATCGAAAAGAACGTCCTCACCGCGCAGCAACGCATCTCAAATCTACGCCTTGAGGTCATCGGCATCGCCGAGCATGACGCGCACGAGATACGTGAAGTCCAGCAGGGCCGGAAGCAGTGGAAGACCGTGTTGCGGGCCATGGCGGGCGCTGAGGAAGTCCGGGAACTCGACTTCATCCCACCCAACGATAAACGCTCCAACGCCTCATCCCTGGCGTCGCATGCGGGCACCATCGCACGCCTCGCACCCAAGGAAGACGGCAACCAGACCGCCGAAGTGGACTCGGTCATGGATAAGCTCATCAACGGCCTCCAAAAGGCGTTCAACGGTGAAGGTGAACCCGAGTGAGCGCGCCACTGTCACAGAAGCAAATCAACTCCATCGTCCGCGCCACCTCACTCATTGACTCGGTGCCTGACGTGAAGATCAGCCTATGGGTCGGCGCCGTCTCAGCGGGTAAGACCATCGCGTCCTTGTTCGCCTTTTTGATCGCGATCAAACAAACCCAGGGCACCGGCCTTATCGTCATCGTCGGCAAGACCCTGCAAACCATCGAACGCAACCTGCTAGACCCGCTCATGGACAACCGCTTGTACGGCCTCGCAGCCGGCGCGGTGAAGCACACCAAAGGTTCCGGGGTTGCGATCATCCTGGGCAAGACCGTGCACCTTGTCGGCGCGAATGACGCCCGCTCAGAGGAAAAGATCCGCGGCTCCACGATCGAACTCGCGTACGTGGACGAAGCGACCCTGTTGCCGCGTGGGGCTGACAACACCACCGGGTTCTGGGAAATGCTTGTCTCCCGTCTCCGCACACCCAACCCGCCCCGCCTGCTCGCAACCACGAACCCAGGCTCAACACGGCACTGGCTCCGTACTGAGTGGATTTTGCAAGCGCGTGCAAAAAACATGCAAGTCTTCCACTTCACCATGGACGACAACCCGTCGCTGACCGCGGACTACATGCGGGACATGAAAGCGTCCTACAGTGGCGTGTTCTACGACCGCATGATCAAAGGGTTGTGGACGAACGCTGAGGGCGCGATCTACGACATGTGGACCGCTGACACCCACATCATCCCCTACGCCGAGCTACCGCGCATGCAACGCATCCTCGGGGTTGGTATCGACTACGGAACGACGAACGCCACGTCCGCTATCCTGCTTGGCCTCGGTGTTGACCACCGCCTGTACGCGATCGCTGAATGGCGGCACGACTCCAAGGCTGACCAGATCAACCTGACCAACGGCGCGATCGTGGAAGGCATCACCACATGGCTCGACGGGCTCACTCTGCCTGACGGGTCACGGCCCATGCCTGAATGGCTCATCCACGACCCATCCGCCGCCTCGTTGCGTGTGGAGATGGCCTCGCGGGGCATCGTGAACATGTTCCCCGCGAACAACGAAGTGCTGTACGGCATCCAAACCGTCGCGTCAGTCCTCGACGGTGGCCGCTTACGTGTCACGGACCAGTGCGCGGGACTTATCGGTGAAATGTCAGAATACGCGTGGGACCCGAAGGCGACCGAGAACGGCGAAGACAAGCCACTCAAGGTCAATGACCACTCAGTGGACGCACTCCGCTACGTGGTCACATCAACGGAATCGAACTGGCGACCCTACCTCACCCAGGCAGTGGCTTAACGGTTCAGCCAGTCCTTGCGGTCAGGGCAGAGGGTTTCAACGGCAGCGGTCACGATCGTCTTAGCCTCATCCTCACGGAACCCCGCATCAGCCCACGCCCGGACAGTATCCGTAGCGCTGGCTGTGGACGCGCACACCTCGTGCCCGATATCAACGAAGTCCTCATAAGTGGAACCCTCCACAGGCGGGCGCACACCAGCCTTCACACGATCAAGGAACGCGCCCTCACCCGTGCCCGCGGAACACCCAGCCACGAGCAACAGCAACGTGACCACCCCCACCAGTTTCCTCATCCCCACATGATACCAAGGAGGGCCATCAATGGCTTTGCCCGTCAACGGCGCCGAGTGGCCCCCCCTCAACGTCGCCCACATCCACGAAGCCTACGCAACATGGTCCGCGTGGTACGCCAACGACGTGGACATGCTCCGCACCGCGTACTCCACCAACGGCACACCCGGCCCCGCAGGCATCCGCCGCGGCATCCTGAACCGTGTCGCCGACTGGTTCTGGCAACCCAAGGCGAGTGACGGCGAAGCGGGCATCGTGAAGCTGCATGTTCCGCTTGCCTCGGACCTGTGCCAAGTGTCCGCCGACCTGCTCTACTCCGAGCCGCCAACGTTCACCGTGGAAGACAGCAAAGGCAAGAACCTCAAGGTTCAGGAACGCCTAGACATGATCACCGGTGCAGGGTTCGACCAGACCCTCATCGCAGCCGGCGAAGTGTCCGCAGCCCTCGGAGGGTCATACCTCCGCGCAACGTGGGATGACACACTGTACAAGCACGTCTTCCTAACAAAGGTGGACGCTGACGGTGCACTGCCCACTTTCCGGTACGGCAGACTCGTTGAGGTCACGTTCTGGCGTGTCGTGGATGTTGACGGGACGATCTTCACCCGCCACCTCGAACACCACTCGGTGGACAGTTTCGGTATCGGCGTCATTGAACAGGCTTTGTATAAGGGTTCGGCGACGGACATCGGCATGCGCGTGCCTCTCACTGAGGCGGAATCTACGAAGCACCTTGTCGAGGCTGTTGACGGTAACTCGATCATCAGCACCAAGACACCGGGCCTCGCAGTCGAATACCTGCCCAACATGACCCCCAACCGAAAATGGCGCACCGACCCACACGGCGCCTACCTCGGACGCTCCGACCTTGACGGCATCGAATCATTCCTCGACGCCCTCGACCGCACCTACTCATCGTTGATGCGTGACCTTGAGCTCGGCAAAGCCCGCCTCGTCGTCCCGTCCTACATGATGCAAGACCTCGGCCCAGGCAAGGGTGCAGCGTTCGACAACGACCGTGCACTCATCACCCAAGTCGTGGTAGCCCCCAGCGCGGCAACCGACTCCAAGCTAGCAATGGAGAAAGTTCAGTTCGACATCAGGGTCACGGAGCATCTTGAGATGGCCGCGGCGCTGCTTGCGGTGATCATCCGCAGCGCCGGTTACAGTTCACAGACGTTCGGCGAGAAGGACGAATCAGGCGGGGATAAGACCGCGACTGAGGTGACCGCGAAGGAACGCCGCTCATACCTGACCCGTGACCGGAAGATCCGCGCCGCGACCCCAGGCCTGGAACGGATCGTTTCAAAGGCGTTGGCGATGGACGCCGCCTTGTTCGGCACGAACATCGCACCCCTGCCCGTGACGGTGACGTTCGCTGACGCAGTACAAACCCCGCTTGAGTCCCTTGCCGCGACGGTGAACCTGCTCAAGCAGGCTGAGTCCGCGTCAATCGAAACCCGGCTGCTGATCCTCCACCCCGACTGGGAACCGGATCAGATCAAGACCGAGGCCGCAGCCATTCAGCGTGAGTCGTCCATGTTCCCTGACCCAACCACGTTCGGATCGGTGATAGACGATGGCGCAGCCCCAGCCGGAACCGATCGACAGCCTACCGGTAACGATCGAAGCCGCGACAGCGGCACTGGTCAGTAAGTACGCCGAAGCTGAACAAGAACTCATCGCTGGTTCTGCGGCGCTCATAGCCCAACACTTGGGTGACGAGTCGCCGCAGGCCCAACGAACCCTGTACGCAGGCTTGCAGACCCTCGCACGCCGCATCGCAACCCGGCTCGGGCTAGAGGTTGGGGCTTTGTCCCAAGGTGTCGCGGTTGAGGCCGCACGCAGGGGCAGCACCGCAGCCATCCGTGAAGTGCGTGACGCACTCCGCGACCACCCAGCACTCAGGGAACGGTACACACGCAGCACCGGTACCAGCATCACCCCGCACGGGCTCAACGCAGCCCAGCACATCGCCGCTGACCTCACCGATAGGCTCACCGCAGCGAACCAGCGCATCACCCGGTTCCCCACGGACGCCTACCAAGCCGCCACGGCACGCGCCGCGACAGGCATGGTCCTCGCCGGCACCCCACAGCAAGCCCAACGCGAAGCGTGGAAAGAGCTCACGGACGGCGGCGTGACCGGGTTCCGTGACAGTGCTGGCCGCGACTGGAACCTCTCCACCTATGCGGAAATGGCTACCCGCACCGCAGCTATCCGCGCATACAACGAGTCACACCAAGACCGCATGACTTCCCTCGGCATCCAATACTGGACCGTTGCGCCCACCGGGTTCCCCTGCAAACTCTGCCTCCCGTGGGAGGGCCGGATCCTGTCCCGTAAAGGCGCTGGCCGGTACACGGAGGACGACGCAACCGGTAAGGGACGTGTTGCGTTCCATGTCGCAGGGACCGTCACTGAGGCCCGCGCAGCGGGGTTGCAGCATCCGAACTGTAAGCACACGTTGATCGCGTACTTCCCAGGCGTCACCCAGCTACTCACGCGCACACCGGATGAGATCGCCGAGGCAACGGAACGGTTCAAAGAAACCCAGCGCCTACGCCACCTTGAACGGCTTGTGCGTGCGGCAAAGACCGCAGAGCTAGCAGCACTGACTGACACGGATAGGGCAGCGGCTAGGCGCCGCGCCCGCGAGATACAGGCACGTATCCGCTCGTTCACTGCCGAGACTGGCCTGTTGCGCCGCCTCCGCCGCGAGCAAATACCCGATACCCGCAGTACCAAATAAACCGATAGCCCAGGAGGCTCCCCGCAATGAGCGACCCGAACACCCCCGCAACACCTGCCGAGCAGCAGCCCGCGCCCGCCACACCCGCGCCCGAGGCCACTGCCCAGGCGACGCCGCCCGCGCCCGAGGTCAAGACCTACGACGAAGAGTACGTCACGGGCCTCCGCACCGAAGCGCAGAAAGCCAAAGACGCCGCAGACGCGAAAATCAAAGACGCGCTCAAAGCCCTCGGCATCAGCGACGCAACCGAAGACCCCCTCAAAGCAGCGCAGGACGCCGCCGCGAACACCGCC